TTCAGGGGTATCTTCATGTTGTTGATCTTCGATTTCTGGAAGAACTTTTTCTTCGTCTAGGTTTCCTAGAACTGCTGCCTTTAACGGCTCTAGTTTTTCTTCCTTTCCGTCATCAACTACACGCTTGGGCTTTTTGCCTTTGCCCACTACATCGTGTACTACTTGCATTGGTTTCTCCAAAGATTTAATATTAAATTGCGTAGCAGAATTGCTACGATTGGGATAAAGTGTAGTCTATGCTACAAAGTATGCTTTAGCTAACACTTTTTACATCTGGCACTATAGCCAGAATTTCGTCATCGTTCATGATTCGTAATTCAGCATCACCGTACTTGAATCGGTGTCCAGCGTATTTTCCGAACATAACGTAATCTCCTATTTTTGCCCAAGCCTTTGACATGTCATCCCTGTTGTATGCGTCTTCACCCATCTGGATTATTTTTCCAATGGATGCGACAGCACGGTGATCTTCAACAGCTTTGCCGGGCAAATAAATTCCTTTGTTGGTTCTGTCTGCGACATCTAGTGTCTTTACCAATATCCTGTGACCAACAGCTACAGGATGTTTATTGTCTTTTAATTCTTTTTCAACTAGCGAAAATTCAGTCATCGTTCTCCTCTAAATTTTTTGAACTTTCCCTTATTAAATCCAAACACATTTTCAGTCCAGAAGCCTTGCCAACGGATTTCTCGTAATCCTCCTTTGGAATACGCCCGTCAACAAGAGAATCTGATATTAACTCTCGTTCTCTCTCTACTTTTGTCTTTAAAAACTTTATGAACTTAACTACGTCCACTATAAAACTTTACCTTTCCCTTTTATTTTCTTAACTTGGATACCATACTGGCCTTGGTGCTTGTTCACGCCTCCTCCATGGGAGTAACCGTAAACTCCGCCACCTTCATTAAAATAACGCATTACTTTTCCACCGCCAAAAAAACCTATGTCTTCAGGTTCTTTTTTCATTCTTTTTCTGTCTTCTTCAGTGGTTTCGTATACTTCATCACCCATCATCCAGACTTCCGAAGGTGCATCCGCTTCCACTTCCCTTACTCTTTCAATACTTTCCATTAATTCTTCCCGTTTTTTTTTGGGTGTATTTTCCTTTAGTTTTCTTTTTCCCTTTGTTGTCATTTTTTTGGTGTCTCCCTTTTACTTGCTATTCGTTCGTTTGATTTTGCCCTTGAGGCATCCCGTATTTCCTGTGACCGCATGGCCCTTGTTTTACTGCTGGAATCCACAGCCATTTTTTGCATCGCAATTTCCTTGTCGGTATTAATTTTCATGATGTCAATTTCATCCTGATTGCGTTGCTCTGATTCCTTCAGGCGAATTTCCTCTGCCTTGAGAACATTTCGTTGCTGATCGTTCTGGACGTTCGCCATTTGTTCCTGTTCCCTTAACCTTAGATCTTCCTTCATGATCTGGATACGAGGATCCTGATTCATCTGCTGGTTTTGCTGTGCCTGCATCAAGGCTTGGTTTCTCTGTGAAATGACTTGAGCGGCTTGAAGTTGTGCTCGTGCCACCTGATTTTCCATGTCAGGATCCATTGATTCATATCCGTCATCCTTTGCCATGTTTTCACGGGTATAATCCGGTGGCGTTGGAAGTTCCATTCCACTTTCCCGTTCAATCATTTGCCTATACAAGTGAGCCTTGTGCTCGGCAATATGGGCAGTAATCATTTGCTGCATTGCCATTTGCATTTGCTGTTGCTGTTGCGGATTCTGTGAAGGAGGAACATTGGACGGATCCATCATGAACGCCTGATGAACACCCATATGGGATTCATGGTCTTGCCACGGATACGCCTTGACAGGTCGTGCCTGTAGCATTGCGTAATTTTCCGTTGCTGGATCCTTAGGCTTGTCGCCCATTTCCGGCATGAGAATATCTTCCACATCAGCAATGTTCAATGCATCGTACATTCTCTTGTACGCTTCACGAAGATCATGGATCTGGGGAGCGGACTGTGCCATTTGCAATTGTGTCTGGGCCAGAATAACCCGTTGTGCCGTGGAAAATATATTCGGATCAGATACGGGCAGAACATCCACTCTTCCGTCAAAATCCTTCTTAAAGACATAACGGCTTACGCCTGATACGTCATACGGATAGTAGTCCGGAAGGGAATCAAGATTAATTCTTGCAAGTATTCTAAGTTCCTCTTTTTGAGAATTATGAAGACGCTTGTGGATTGAGGACATAACCTTTGTCCCCTGTTCCAGCAAGGCTACCGTTGTGCCTACAGGAGCTTGTGTATTGCCATCACCTGTTTGCAGATCCGTAATTGCAGCCAGTCGTCTTCCTTCCTCGGTCATTGAACCAAGAAGTTGAGTCAGAACTTGGGACGGTTCCTTAAACGGTAGTGGTACGACAGATTTCTTAATATCATCCCCGTATCCTTCCACGTCCTTAAACTCACCAAATCCTATTGGCTGGTCGCCTCCTTCAATTCGCATTCCCCTTGCCTTGAAACCGGCAGGAAGATTGGCAAATTGTCCAGCATCAATAAGTGATCGAAGAACAGTTGTCGCTGATTTTTGCAGGTTGCCAAGAAGATGAACATAGCCTAAACCATAAAATCCAAATCCCGGCAGGAATTTATAATGAACAAAATGCTGTATGCGTTTCTTGCTGTCATCATCTTCATTATAATTTCTTCTGATTGATAAAACTCTTTTTGTATCAAGACATATGGTAATGATATAGGGAACGGCAATACCGTCCTCATCCTTGTAGTCATCCAAGTCCATGTCGATATGCATTTCAAGAAGGGTGAATATCCTGTCCTTGCTTCCAATATCTCGGCTTCGTCCCTGAACTTCCTCCAGCTTGTCTGAAATATCCCCCTTGTTCGCACTTGGATCAGGATCTTTCTCCATGTCCATTTCCGAATAGAATCCTGATATTTGCCTTTTAAGCAATTCATTTTCTTCCATGCGAATGACATGGGTATAGCGTCCTGACGTTCTAAGGTCTGGCGTGTCGTAGGATATAACAAAATCCTCCACGGGTATAAACCTTGCTACAGGTCTTTTTAAAGCCTCGTCATAATAAATCTTTTTAAAACACGATCCCACAATGGGAAGGTAGAACAGCATCTGATCCAGATCATCGAAGAACTCCTCCATCTTGTCCGTAATCTGGTAGTTCATGAATTCCTTGACACGGGATGACTGTTTGACTTTTTCTTCCGTATAGTCTCCCAGCATCTTTGTCTGAACGGGGCCATTGGCTGGAAACAGTTCCTTGATCGCTTGGGATTGAAACTGTATTGCCGCTTCCACCATTAACGGATGGTGTGCCGCACAAGCTCCCGGAAACGGTTTTGTTGTTTCCTCCAGTTTTAATCCCAAGAGTTCAATTCCCTTTTTGATGGTATCTTCCCAGTCAGACCTGCTTCTCTTGTCCGATTCATATTTTGAAATCAAGTCACTGGAAAGATCATCCAGCAATTCATCGTCAATCTTTTCCGCAAGATTATCGGTGTGCTTTGTTTTTCTAACCGTTGGTTCCTTCTCGTCCGGCATCTGTACATCGACAGATTCACGGGAAACCATCTGGTTGAATTCAGATGTTGTTTGTCTAGCCATTAAAATGTTCCCTTAAAATATTTCTTTGCTATCTTTCTTGCGTCAATTGGGCCACCCATGTTCTTTCTAATCGGCCCACCTTTCGCAGCAGCAATATCATAATCAAACTCACTTGTATCTCCTTTTAATCTTTTCATAATACGATGAGACCAATTTATTCCTTTTGAAGGCCAATCCCAAATTCCTGCCACCTCTTGATCTTTTTTCTTTTTTTTCTTTAGTTTCTTTTTACTTGTTCTTCCCATTAGTATACTCCTCCTTGTGTTACCAGTAACTTCCGCTTGGCTTGGACGGTTCAATTGGAACGTCCTGCGGATGAGTTACAAAAAATCCCTGTCTCAGCCTGATTAACGCCTGTGTGGTTGAATCCACAAAGTCATCGTAGGTTGATGTCGGGAACTGTGCACACTGGTTGATCACGTCCTCCGCCCACCATTTTCCTTTTGGATACCATACACGTCCCGCCTCGAACATAGGGGTAACGGCATGTGCCCTTGCCCTCTTGTCCATCTTCTTCGGGTTGTACGGTGTGATCGGCAGTCCCGCCCGTTGCAGTTCCTGTATCAGTGACCATCCCGATGCCTTGGCTTCCACCAAGATAACGTCAGGTTCGTAGGTATTGTAGAACTCCACCGCCCTTGACTTCAAGTCGGGAAACGCCCACCTGTCACGCTGTGCCGAGATGAGAACGGCATTGGTGATCTTTTGGCTGTCCTCGAATATACCCCAAGTGGTACAAGCGGAATAATCGCTTTTATCATTTGTGGTATAGGCCGTGTCCCATGACTGCAGTATGTACTGGCATTCCGGAGGTTCGTTGTGTTCCCACTGTTTCCACCACCACCTCTTGATGATGTTTCCTTCCTCTGCGGCAGGTCGCTGCATGTACAACGCATTCCATTCACGGCTTCCTGCGGTCTTCTGGATGTCCTCCAGCCTTTTCTTATCGTACGCTTCCGGCCATAACGCCTCGCCCTTCTTCCTTTTCAGGATCTTGGCCGCCTTGTCATCCAGTATGGCTGGAAATTCTATGACTTCCCACGGTTCGTGCTGTGTTTCCTTCAGGATCCATCCCGCAAGGTCATCCTCGTGCCACCGTGTCTGTATCAGAATAATTGATCCACCGGGCTGCAAACGTGAATAAGCCGTTGACTTATACCAGTTAATGAGGTTGTCCCTCATCGCATCGGAGTCCGCCTCCTCACGTCCCTTGATGGGATCGTCAATGAGAAGGAGATGTGCTCCCCTTCCGGTAATCGCACCACCCGATCCGACAGCGTAATACACACCCCCCATGTCCGTGTGAAACCTTTTAACGGATGTTGAGTCCCTTGACAAGTTACATTCCGGAAAAGTTTTCTGGAAGCCCTCGTCCAGCATCTGGTTCCTCACTGACCGACCGAAATCGTCCGCCAGATCCTGTGAGTATGTTGTTGCTATAATGTACTTTGACGGATTCCTGCCGATGAACCATGACGGAAAGAACTGCGATGTCAACTGGCTTTTTCCGTGCCTTGGGGGCATGAATATGGCCAGTCGCTTGATCTCGCCCCTTTCCACAGCCTCCAGCTTACTTGCCAGAAGCCTGATGTGGCTTGGCGACATGTAGCCGGGCATCTGCGTCTTTGCGTATTCCAGCAGGGAATCATGTGCCTTCTCGGTTTTTTCCAGATCCCCTAGCCGTTTCATCGCCCTTTGCAGGGCGATAATTTTTTCGGTGTCGTTAATCTGGACTTGCTCCATTATAAGATTTTGATTTCCTTTGGCCTTAACTCCTTGGGAAGGTTTCGGATGATCCTGATTTTCAGAAGACCGTCCTCCATCTTCGCCTGCTCGACCTCAATGTGTCTGGCCAGAGAAAAAGACCTTGTAAAATTGCGAGTCGCCATGCCCTTGTGGATATAGTCAATCTCGTTCTTCTTTTGTTCCCCCGTCACCTTGAGGATATTATTCTCTACGTTCACTTTGATATCGGACTTCTTGAATCCGGCTATCGCCATTTCCAGCGTATAGATGTCTTCCCCTGTCTTAAAGCCAGTTGATGTCCTTTTGATATTATAGGGTGGGTATGTTTTGTCCACGTTGTGGATGTCGTTAAAAAAATCGTCAAAACCGATCACCATCTGCCTGAACAGGCTTGGGGTCAATCGATTCGACAATGTCATTGCATTGCCAATCATTGTTACTCCTTATGTTAGCAAGTTGAATCCCGTCCTGAATGGCACGGGTTATTACACCGGATAGGTGCAAACTGAAAAAATTATATAAATTATACAGGCATGAATTGATAAAGTCAAGGGGTATTTTGAAATATGTGTTAAAATATGTTGTGGGGGTCTATATGGATGTTATGATCAGATAAAAAGTGGGTGGGTGGGGGTTTACTTA